CTTGCCGTAATACCCCTGTCCGAGTCGGAGGCTGTCCTGGAGATGGAGTCTCAGGTCCTGGCCCGGGCAGCCCTATCTGCGGGTTCCGCGGCTATCGAAATGAGCACTGAACTCACGGCACGCGCGGTTCAAACCCTGGAGCCCAGCATCTTGATAGAGGGGGAAACAACGATCACCGCATCACCAACAATTCTTTCCCCTTATGGCTAGTCTCGACCTGTCAGAATAAGTTGACTGCCAGGCCATTCATGCCATCCTCTCAATACCACGCCACCAATAAGCTCAACTGGCTCCGGGGAACTACATTTCCAGCGGCACTGAGCAATGTGTACCTCAGTCATCACACCGCGGATCCCGGCTCCTCCGGGGTCAATAGTGATGTCAGTACGGCTCTGGCTGGGGGGCGGACTACCTTGGCTACTTCGAGCTTGAGTGTGCCAGCGGTTAGCGCGGGAGGGGGTTTCCAGGTCAGCAATACGGCCACGGTTACGGCTTCCAGTTCAGCCGCTTCGGCTCAGACCGTCACGCATCTTGGTATTTGGGATGCACCTACTGGAGGTAATTTCATTACCTACGGCCTACTCTCGCCCGCAGCTGTTGTCGCCACGGGTGACGTGTATCGCTTTGCCACTGGGCAGATTGTTATCAAAGAGTTGTGATGCGATGGACCCACATCCCCTTACGGGATCGGTCCACCTTGCCTGAACGGTAAACATTGCGGGCGTCACTCACGCTCGCACCGGCAACACAGGCTGCGTAAATGCAAGGCTCCGTATAGAAGCCGTCATGGAATTTCACGCCAGACGCGGGATACTTCCAGGCCGGTGCGAAGAACTCCGACCATGGATCCGCCACGTTGATGAGGTATCGATCGCTCTTGTGGTCCCGCATCAGGCCATCAAGCACAATTACATGCCCAGAGCCTGTGAACCAACCATGCGTGATCAGCAGCTCTCCTGCTTTCAGCCACTGGTAAACCTCGTCCAAAGAGGCGTTGCTTGTGTAGGTATAGGCGACATGGTCGTATCCCTTGATAACCCGGGCCATGACTGCCGGATCACCAGCTGTGCCGATACTGGTCAGCCGGCGGCGAATGTCCCTGATATCGGGATCCCGCACTGCCATGGCAATACAAGCCGCCTGACAGGTGAAAGCATCGGGCTGGCTGAGTTTGAGGGCTTTGACCTTGGTCTTCCACTCGTTGACCTCGGCCCTGACCTCATCGGCGGGGCGCTCCTGTGGTGGTTTTTTCCAGACACCTTCTCGAAGTTCGCCGCCATCGGCATAGAGAGCTCGCTGCTCTGGGGTTAGGCGAGCTTCCAAGGCATCCCAGAAGGCCAACTGATGAGGCTCTTCTGATGTATGGATGGCGTATTGGCGCAGGGAAATCATGTCAGTCTTCGTAGGTGCCAGCGAATCGCCGCGTCATGGCCGGAGGGTCGCTCTCTCCCTCTAGTGCCTCGACCGCAAGGTGCTGAGCGGCTTGATCGGAGAAGCCCTTGTCCTTGTACATTCCGTAGTACCGCATGAATTCATCAATGCGGATGTCGGCGTCATCCCCATGCACCATGACCTCTGCGGCCATGTGTTCTGCGGCTGGACGAGGTACATCGTCGCTGACGAAGTGCTTGGCTAGCGCCTCGTAAATTTCCGGGCTGCCAGCAAGGCGCATGGTCTACCGCGAGAGTAGTCCCATGCTAGCCACAGCTGGCATACATCCCGATTGCCTTGTATTACCCCTAGGCCGAATGATTGCCTTGTATTACCCCTAGGCCGAAGAGAGAAGATTTGCCAGCTTGTACATCGCAGGCACGTATCCCTCTTGGCCGTATTTCGACGCTGCGTTCAGCCGCCCATCCAGGCAGCATTTCTGCGCCGCCTGGGTGTTCAGTGTTGCATTGGCAGCGGTTCGGAGTTGGTGCTCCTGGGTGTTGCTGGCAACCTGCAAGGCGCGGGCGCCATCGGTGACAGTGTTGATGCCTGCAGTGTCGGCCGTGGCAATGAGCAAGCGCGCCCGATTGTTGACCTGCTGATTCCTGTTCTGGATCTGGTCAAAAGCACCAATAGCTTGGCCCTGTGGGCCAGTATTGGGAGGGCGCATGGCTCCAGCGGGGAAGTTGGCCATCTCAGCCCTCGCTCACGAGCCACTTAGAGGTCAGCAGTTCAGGAGCCTGGCTCTGGACTTGATCCAGCAACATCCAGAGCTGGTCGGGCCTGGTGGTGGCTACCTGGTTGAACTGAGCCCAGAAGTCCTCTGGATTGACGCCACCGCCACGGCCAGATGGCGCGGGCATGGGCATCTCGGGCCTCTGATAGGGGCGCTGGTTGGCTTCTACCTCAGCACGCAGGCGGTCCTGAGGGAGCTCCACGGGAGCAGGGCCCTCGGGTCCGAAGAAGTCGTTGACGTAATCAGCCAGCAGGTCGGGATCAGTGGTCAGATAGTTGTAGGCGTTGTTGTCTTCAATGGCAGCATTAAGGATCACCTCCATTTGGCTCATGTTCTGCGCCAGTTGCTGCAATTGCTGCATCGTGGTGCCGGTTTGCTCAGCCTGGGCCAGCAGGGCATCCTCTACGGTGCAGGCGTAACGGTTGAGAAGAGCCGGGGCCTCAGCGCCGAAGTGCTGAAGAACCTCAAGACTTTCGTTGCTTACGCCGCTTAGGTACCCGTCCTCGACCTCTTGCGGGGTCTGGGTCGGGGCGTACTGCGCTGGCACGTTCTGCAGCGCGCTCGGATAGCTCGGCGAATAGACCGGCGTTACTTGGGGCAGCGAAATCGGGATCCCCGTACTGAACGCCGCTGGGTAGCTGGTTGTAGGCGAAGGGTAGTAAGCCGGGGAGGGAGCCGCCTGTGGCGCTTGTTGCCAATACGGTGCCTGGGGCTGGGATTGGGGCATCCCGTTCAGCCCGCCGCTCAGGCGCTGATAGGCCGCCTGCCACGGATCCACCATTTGCGGTGCTGGACCGGGTGCTGTCTGGTAGGAAGAAGGGGCCGCTGCTGCCTGGTAGCTCTGCGGGGAGACCGGCGCCTGCGCGTGCTCTACCGATGGCATCGAGTTCGCTGGGGCCTGAGGCACCTGCGGCATCGTTGAATTGTCCTGCATAGGTCAGTTCTCGCTTGAGGAAATCGAAAGCCCGATAAACGAATGGAACCAGGTCGAGCCTGGGGTCTGCCAGGAGTGGAAGATCGGGCTGCTGCGGATGAGGAATCTGCTGCATGTCCCCGATGAGCGAGAGGAATGTTCCAATGCTCTGTTGCGTGGCCTGGGCCATCCTGAATGGATACCCTGACAGCATAGCGCTGCGTTCCTCATCTGTTTTTGAAGGGAATAAATGCTTCAGTGCTTCCACCGAGTCCACCCCAAGTTCTTGAAGGTTCCGCACCACGATCGATGCGTTGAGAACGTCTTCAGGGCTCTCTTCAAAGACCGGCCCCCTCCAGCGCCACTCCACTCGCCGATCCCCGTCAGGAATCAGCCCGACAACTCCAACTGGGAGATCCTGGTTCTCCAGTGCCTCCGAGAGGTTGGCCTCTATCTCCTGCTCCCAGGCGGCGTATTCCTCTCTGTAGATACGCTCCGCCTCCTCATACTCCGCAGTAGCGCCATCGGCTTCAAACTGCTCAAAGATTGGCGCACTTGGCGGCGCAATCCCTAATGCAGCAGAGAAGGAGTCGCGGAAAATCTTCTCCTCGTGATGGATCATCAGGCCTAGCAGTTTGCACAATCCGTAGGTCAGCAACCCGCGACACTTCCTGAGGGCCGTTGTTGCCGCACGGCCGAAGAGGCTCTTGATCTCGTAGGCGGTCGCGCCGGAGGAAATACCGAGTTCATCAACGCCGCCTAGGGCTGTGCGGATTTCCTCCCGATACTGCCTGGCATACATGTTCTGATCGCCGCTGACCGCGTTGGGCGTGATGTATTGCACCCGGTCGGTGGCCTCGAGATTGGCAATCAGGCGAGGCACTCTCATGTTGGATCCCAGGGATGGGGCTCCTGTTAAATCAAAGCGGCCTCCGCCTGAATTGGACCAGTTAGAGCGAGGAGCGGTCGACTCGAAACCGGCCCTGCTGGCAATGGTTGGCCGGCGAGACTGCTCGTCCCCGGACTCCATCATCTCGTGCTTGGCCCGACTGGAAACAAGTGTGGGGTTGCCGTAGAAGCGAATGTTTTCGCGGATATTACGAACCAAGGAGTCATGCACCATGATGTGCCCTTCCAGGCCATCAAAGTCTCCGGTGGCATCCATACCGGAAGAGCGCATGTTGTTGAACGCCTCGACCGCAGGAATGAAGCCCAGGGAGTTCCGTGTCGTCCGAGTCGACTTCCCAATCACCGACGAAGAGGCAGCAGCGGAGACGCGGGAGGGGGAGAAACGGCTTCCGATGGGGTCCTCAAAGGACGGCCTCTCGTTACTGATTTCCTCAATGATCTCGTCTTTTCGAACGACTAGCCGGACCCATTTCGTCGTGAAGCCGCCAGTAGTTGAAACATTGAGCTTGTTTGCCTGGCTGCGCTCTTTGTAGGAGTAGATCAGGTCGATCTCATCGATCTGCTCATCCGCGTCGTAGTAGGACCTGTAGTTGTTACGGGTGAACCACATGATGCGGTAGGTGTCCTTGACCGGGCGAAAGAACCAAAGCCCTAGCCCGTCAAGCACGAAGTCATCTCCAATCCCCTCGAGCCTGGCGTCGATCTCGTTTTCTTCGATGATCCTCTCCAGGAATGACTTCCGGAATCCGTAGGAATCCTGCCGAGGGTAGAACTCAACCCCCTGGCGCATCATGAAAAGCCGCATCTGAGCAAGATGCCCAGTGATGACGGTGGTGTCGCCGCTTCCGCCCTTGCGACTGCGCGCAGCTTCCAGGAGTTGCTGGAATGGGGAGGACCGGGAATCGTTGTATTCGCTCATTGGTCTATCCTAAGTTCGCCAGAGAAGGGGCTAATACTCGAGCTCTGCTGGACCGCGTCTGAACAGCTGGTCCAACAGGATCTGAACTCCGTCGGCACAGTCGTCATGGGCTGTGTGCCCAAGGTTCAGCACCTCTTCCAGCACGACAGACCAGTCCCTGTACTTGTTGAATATCACGCGATGGGTCTGGAATAGGCCCATAATGCCGCGGAACCGGGATAGCTTGTCACCACGAATCCCGGTGACTGGAGACACCCTCAGATTAGTGAGGCCCCAGTCTTGGTGGGCAATCCTCTGGAAATCACCCTGGAACGATTTTTGATAGGCCACCGATTCAGGCCAGATCATCACATCAGAGCGAGTGGGCCGGTACTTGCTGCCATCGCGGATCAGCAAATTCCAGTCAGACAAGAGTTCGCACAGGGCTTCTACCTTCTCAATGTTCCCCATGGAGCGCACTCGCCTGTAATCAATCAAGTAGCCCTTCTCCCCATCCCTGCCGCCGAGCATGAACACGGTCCAGTCATTGCGCTCTTTCAGGCCAGAGGAGAGGTCCATCCCGACGCCGATCATGTCGAACGTGTCGGGAATGGATCCCTTGATAAACAACTCAGGTGAAATCCCCAGCTCTGCGGATCGCACCGCCTGGTTCATGTACTGATACGCAAAGGAGACTCCGTCCTTGCGCTGCAGGCCTAGCAGATATTCGAGCCCCCACATTTGCGGCCAGTAGGAGCGCACATCTCCGTCGTTGTTGTATTCAAGGGCGGCCTGGATCGTGACAGCCCACCCATTGCGCTCGATGAACGTAGTGGCGAACATGTCGTCAAAATGGAACCGGGTGCCCAGGGCGATGGCGCGGGCGCCCTCGAACATGGTTGGAACAATGACGCTGTTCCAGTTGGCTTCCATTTCCCTGCGGATTTCTGGATTCGCAATGGACTGCTTGGATTTGATCAAGTCATCGAGAATCACAAGACTGCTTCTCTTGGAAGCAATGGTTCCACGCAGGCCCGCGCAGGCGACGGTAAAGGCGTCTTCTCCTCTGACATCAATTCCTGCAAAATCAAAATCAATCGACCACAACTCGTCTGCTGTTCTCGCCTTGGAGAGGCGAACCATCGGGAAAACTTCCTGATAGTCCGATGACTGAATTAAGGTCTTGATGGCCAGGCTCTTCCCCCTGGCTACGTCGATGTTGTAGGACACATAAAGAATCCGCAACAGCTTCCTTTGCAGGGCATGCCGCCCGATCAGCCAGGCGCATAGCAATCCCACGAAGGTGCTCTTTGCAGACCCCCTGGGACTCAGTAGGCATTCGTTGGGCCCGGCAACATCAAGGAGGTGGTCGCTGCTTTTGCCGGTGATGAACTTCTCGTGCCACAGCATCATGTGCGGCGCTGGCGGCTTCCCCATTCGGGTGCAAAAGGCCGCGAAATTGTCACGGGCCAGTTGAATGTCTTCTGGAACCGCCGCATCAGCGGATGTTCTCTTTGGGAGCCTTTTAGCAGCAGCAAGCGTGGAGCGCCTGCGTGCCTGGGCTATCGAAGTGCCAGCCATAACTGGCAATTTAACAACTCAGCGCTCCTCTCTCAGCTGGGCGAGGAAGGTCTCGAACGATTCCTCCAAGACGCTCTGCATTTCGGGGTCGTCAGGAAAGGAATCCTGCACAGTTTTCAGGAGTCGATCAGCTCCAGCCAGTAGGAGCCCCCGTCGATCGTGGCCACGCTCCATCCGCTCGATCTCCACCAGGTGCCCTCGCAACTCCTTTGTCAGGGCAGCGATGAGCCTCGGGTCCGGATTTTCGCAGGCTCGAAGCGCTGCGATATCCTGCTGGAGCCGCACGGCCTCTGCGGTGAGCGCCAGTTTTCGATTCAGCCTGGGATAACGTTCTTTCTGCCAGGACTCCAGCTCGAGGAAACACGACTCATATCCCATGGCACTGGCGTACATCCAGAGCTGGTATACGGAATCGCGATTGTCGGCCTCTGTTAGGAATCTTTCCCGTTGCTCGTTATTTAGCGAGGAGAGAAAAGCCGATACCCCAGGATGGGAATCAGCCAAAGTATCTGGCGGCGGCCTTGCCGCGGGAGAACGGAGAGTAACGGCTAATGGCACCCCTCGCGTCGGCCCTTAGGCGCAAGGTCTCATCGGTTCCCTGGGTGAGGGTCTTGCGCTCTTGCTCTCCAGCCATGCCGATTCGGCGCTCCTCGCTGGTGTTGCGGTCGCGGCCTATGCGCTCTTGAGAATCGGCGCTGTACCGGCCAAGGCGCTCCCGGCTGTCATCGCTGTACTTGGTGAGGCGCTCCTGAGAGTCGGACGTGTAACGTGTCCGCTCGGATTCCTGCTCTTGCCCAAAGCGGGATGCCCGCTCCTGGCTATCAGAGGAATACCGGGTTCCCTCGAGGGCCCGATCAGCCCCATACATCTGGCCGCGGACCTGGGTCTGGGTGCCTTTGAGGGCTTGATCGGCACCATACTTGCTAGTCCTCTCTTGAGAATCAGCTGTGTAGCGAGTCCGCTCAGATTCTTGTTGCTGACCAAAACGGGATGCCCTCTCCTGGCTATCAGAGGAATACCGGGTGGCGTCAAGAGAGCGGTCAGCGCCATACATTTGGCCGCGAACCTGAGCCTGGGTCCCCCTTAGGGTTTGATCAGCACCATACTTACTGGTCCTCTCTTGAGAATCGGCCGTGTACTTGGTCCGGCCACTCTCTGCGTCCTGGCTGTAGCGGCTAATGGCCCGCTGGGTGTCAGCCGTGTATCTCGTCCTGCCGCTTTCCGCGTCCTGTCCATAGCGAGAGGATCGCTCTTGGCTATCAGAGGAATACCGGGTGGCATCAAGGGAGCGATCAGCGCCGTACATCTGACCGCGAACCTGAGCTCTGGTGCCTCTTAGGGTCTGATCAGCGCCGTACTTGCTGGTTCTCTCCTGGGAGTCCGCGGTGTAACGTGTGCGTCCGGTCTCCTCTTTTTGACCAAGGGCGAATCGCTCGCTCTCCCGGTCCTGGGAGTACCGGTTGATGTCCCGCTGGGTGTCAGCTGTGTACCTGGTGCGCCCCGTTTCGGCATCTTGTGAGTACCGAACACGGCCAGTCTCCTCCCGCTGACCAAGGCCAAATCGGTCAGTTTCGGCGTCCTGTGCATAGCGAAGGCGTCCAGTCTCTTCCCGCTGGCCAAGGGTGAACCTGCCAGTTTCTTGATCCTGGGCGTAGCGAGAGCGGGCGCTCTCCGCATCCTGTGAGTATCTGACCCGCCCGGTCTCTTCTCGCTGACCAAGGCCGAACCTGTCGGTTTCGGCATCTTGCGCGTAACGGAGGCGACCAGTCTCCTCTCTTTGGCCAAGAGTGAACCTTCCGGTCTCTTGATCCTGGCTGTATCGAGAGCGGGCGGTTTCTGCGTCTTGCGAATACCTGACTCGCCCGGTCTCCTGTCTTTGACCAAACCTGAATCTGCCAGTCTCTTGCTCTTGGGCAAATCGGGAACGACCCGTCTCTGCGTCCTGGGAATATCTGACTCGGCCAGTTTCCTCTCTTTGGCCAAGACCAAACCTGTCGGTCTCGGCATCCTGGGCATACCGAAGGCGACCAGTCTCTTGTTCTTGAGTGAATCGAGAGCGCCCCGTCTCGGCATCCTGGGAATACCTGACGCGTCCAGTTTCTTCTCTTTGGCCAAGACCAAACCTGTCAGTCTCGGCGTCCTGGGCGTAACGAAGGCGGCCGGTCTCTTCTCTTTGACCAAGATTAAATCGACCTGTCTCCGCGTCCTGAGAGTATCTGACACGTCCAGTTTCTTCTCTTTGACCAAGACCAAACCTGTCAGTCTCGGCGTCCTGGGCGTAACGAAGACGTCCAGTCTCTTCTCTTTGGCCGAGATTAAATCGACCTGTCTCCGCGTCCTGAGAGTATCTGACACGTCCAGTTTCTTCTCTTTGGCCAAGACCAAACCTGTCAGTCTCGGCGTCTTGAGCGTAACGAAGA